ATCCTCGCGGAACTCGGGGAGCGGGTGGATGCGTCGTTCGAGCGGTCGATCTCGGCGGAACTCTCCAAGCGGCTCGACGTCGCCCCGAGGGGGATCCTCGTTCCGTTCGAAGTGCTCGGCAAGCGCGACTTGAACCTCGCCTCCGACGCGGCAGGCGGATACCTGAAGGGCACCGACCATCTCGGCGGCGAGTTCATCGACGTGCTCCGCAACCGGATGCTGGCGGTCCAACTCGGAGCGAGAACCCTGACCGGACTCCGTGGGAACGTCGTCATCCCGAAGCGTACCGCCGGAGCGACCTCCGCGTGGGTCGCGGACGGATCCGCTGCAGCCGAAGGTGCAAACACCTTCGGGCAACTCTCGCTCTCGCCGAAGAACGTCAGCGCGTGGGTCAACGTGGGGCGTACCCTTCTGATTCAGGGCGATCCTTCGGTGGACGGGCTGGTCGTCGACGACCTCTCGAAGAGCATCGCAGGAGCGGTCGATAAGGCCGTATTCCACGGTGCCGGAACCGACGAGCCGACCGGCATCGCGAACACCTCCAGCATCGGGGCGTTCACGGGCACGTCGCTCGACTGGGCGGCGATCCTCAACGCGGAGACCGATGTCGCCGCCGCGAACGCGGACGCCGCGACGTGCGCTTACGTCACCACGCCAGCAGTCCGTGCGCTTCTGAAGGCGCGGGTCAAGGCGTCCTCGACGTGGTCCCCGGTTTGGGAGGACGCTGGCGTCTACTACGCCGGTGCGCAGGGTGCGCTTCCGAATCCCGCGTTCGGGTCCGGAAGGGTCAACGGGTATCGCGCGGAAGCCACGAACCAGATCACGGCGGGGTACATGTTCTTCGGCGACTTCTCCCAAGTCGTCATCGGCTCATGGGGTTCCGGTGTCGACATCGTGGTGGACAAGTACACCAACGCCACGACCGGAATCGTCCGGATCGTCGCGTTCCATTCCGTCGACGTCGGCGTTCGGTACGCCGGGGCCTTCTCGATGGCGTCCTCGATCACCTGATAAGACCGGTGAAGCCAGAGGGGGGGGCGATGGTCCGCCCCCCCGCCACCCTTGGAGGATGGAATGAAAATCAAGATCATATCCGCCTGTTACCACGGCGGAAAGTATTGCGGGGTGGGAGACGTAGTGGATGTTTCTGATCCCGCCGCATACGAATGTATCGCTTTGAATCGTGCCGTGGCTTACGCGGAGGAAGAACTACAGGAATCAATCGAACAGACCCCGGTACAGGAAACCCGGTCTGGAAGGAAGAAGGGGAGGAAACAGGAATGAGGAATCGCCTGCTGGCGGCGACCGCCGCCGTCCTTATCATCGCGTTCGCGGGGAGTCTCTTCGCCGCAGACCTGCGGTCGAACATCTTGCCGAAGGTGGGAATCAAGAACACATCCGTGTCAAACAACGATGTAACGACGGGGGAGATCATCGACACTCTCGGGTACGAGTCCGTTACGTTCATCTACATGACCGGCACTCTGGCGGACTCAGACGTCACGCTAACTCCGTCGTTCGAGGTATGCGCCATCGCCAATTGTAGCGATGCGGCGGCGCAGACCACACGCCTCGTTAACACCATCGCATCCGCCACGTTCGCGGCTACGGATGACAACACGGTAAAAAGCATCGGAATCCATCCGAACGCCCGCTATATTCGGACGAAAATGACACCGGCGAACAACACCGGAGCGGCGGCATTCGAGTCTGTCTGCATCCTCGGCCATCCGAAAGTCGGGGCGGCGCAGTAAGGGATAGCACAATGGCGATAGACCTATCTGACTTCATCAACGACGTACTTAGCACCGATGCGTTCGGGGAGGAAGTGATATGGACTCCTACCTCCGGTGGGGCGAACACAATTTCAGGGGTGTTCGATAACGAGTACACCGTGGAGTCGGGGACGCAGGAAATCGGGATCGGGCTTCCTTCTCCCCGCGTTACTTGCAAAACGGCGGATGTTCCCTCCGCCGCGAGAGGTGACCACTTGGCAATCGCGGGCGTGACGTACCACGTTCTCGAAGTACAACCGGACGGGATGGGGTTCACCGTGCTGATACTGTCGAGAGACGAGGGCTGACCGTGGGAGCAGACAACCGCGCATCAATCATGACCGCCGTGGTAGCGAAGATGGCGACGATCACGATCTTGAACGGGTACAACACGAACGCCGGGACGAGGGTCACGCGGTGGAGGGCAAACCCTCCCTCGTCGGGTTTGCTGCCGGCAATCGACGTGCGGGACACGGACCGGAGGTTCCTCCGGTCACTCGTCTCTGGCGGGACGTTGATCCGCGAATATGAACTGATCGTCGAGTGCATCTGTTTCGCCGCAGACGGAGCGTCGACGAGCGACACGCTCGACTCTGTTGTCGCGGATGTTATCTCCGCGATGCTTGCCGACGAGACGTGGGGCAGTCTCGCGATCTCGACAATGTACGATTCCGACCGTAAGGACGTCGGGCAACTTGACGTAAAGACGGGCGTCTCAGGCGTCCGCTTCCTGATCCACTACCGAAAATCGTGACCACAAGGGGGGTGACGCCGTGTATAAGAACCGATCGCTGATTCTTGCCAAGAGCGAAGTGACCTACGGGACTGATCCGACGCCCGTGCAGGCGACGAACGCGATTCTCTGCGACACGCCGGAAATCGAGTTCGTAATGAAAAAGATGGACCGGATAAACGTGAAGACGTATCTCGGCAACCGCCCCTCGGCGATTCTCGGGGAAGCCCTGAAGATCTCGTTCAACACGGAACTCCGTGGATGCGGCGATGCGACGCCGTCCATCCCGCCGGAGATCGGCGTGTTGTTCAAAGGTTGCGGCATGTCGGAGACCGTCGTTGCCGACACGTCGTACACCTACGCGCCCGATGACGACATCGAAGGGCCGTCGATCACGATCTACTTCTGGCAGCACGATCTGAAACACATCATCACAGGATGCCGAGGAACGTGGTCGATCGAGGGCAAGGCGGGCGAGTACGCCAAAATCAAGTGGGAGTTTACCGGTCTGTACGCGGGACCGACCGACTCTACGATCCCGACCGATGCCGTGTTCAACTCGACCGTACCTCCCGCGCTCAAGGCGGCGTCGTTCACGCTCGGCTCTTACGCCGGGATCATCGACGGGATCACGGTGAACCTCGGGAACGACATCGCGAAGCGTCCGTCCGTAAATGCCGCGACGGGGTTCCTCGCGCAGTTCGTGAAGGAACGGAAGATGACCGCGCAGATCGCGCCGGAAGCCGTCGCGCTGTCGACGTTCGATCCGATCACCCTGCTGACGGCGGGAACGGAGCAGACGCTCTCGATCACGTTCGGTTCCTCAGCAGGCAACCGGATGACCCTGTCCTCGCCGAAGGTCGTGCTTGACTCAGCGAAGTACGCCGAACGCGAAGGTCTGTTGACGTGGGACATTCCGCTCCTGCTCTGCCCGTCTGCTGGAGAGGATGACGTGTCGTTGCTGTTCAACTGATCCAAAATCTGAAGAGGAGGGAAGATGCTCGACTACACCGGTAAGCAGGAGCGCGTAGCGGTGCTCATCACGCACGAAAACTCCGGGGAGATGAAGCGGTTCTACTTTATGGAACCGTCCTCATCGCAGGTGGTCGCACACCGTCAGATGATGCACAAGAAGGGAGTTGCCGCCGCCGCGCTCCACTTCGGGAAGAACGTCCTCTGCGGTTTCGACATGTATAACCTGCGGATGAACGGGAACAACGAGCCGGAACCGATCGACGGAGACTACGCCTTCGGCAAGAGTGGGAAGCCGATCTCATCGGAACAGGAGTCTGAGTACTTCGCCGAGGACTGGAAGGACGTGATCCTGAAAGTCTGGCCCGTCGCCGTGGAGTCCATCGGGTATCGAGCGTTCGGCGGTACGAGGATCGAGTCGAAGGAAGAAACGAGTGAGGAAGAACCGGCACTCCCTTTGGAGTAGAACTCCGGCGGCTTTCCGACCGATGCACGGAAGCCGTGAAGAAGAAGTGCTTGTCGGGATGCGGGTCGCCGGAGGGGTTGGCGTATGCGTGTTCGGCGTGCGATCGTAAGGAACCGCATCAGGCTTCCGACAGGTTCAATCATGCGTGGTATCTGTATACGCTTCAGGTCGCAGGGTATCCGTTCAAGCAGGACGATCTTTCTATGGACGAGTGGCTGATGATCGCTGAACTAAAGTCGGAACTCGAAGCGATGAAGGTGCCGAATGGCTGATTCCCGCGAGATAAAGATCACGATTTCCGCAGACGGTTCCGCCGCGATCACGGGGATGCGGAATGTAGGGGACGAAACGGACCGGCTGAATAACCGGACGTTATCCCTCGCTGAGTCATTCAAGAAGAACTGGGCGGCGATCAGCGCCGGGGCCATCGGCGCGTACATGGCGTTGCAACGGGTCTGGAGCACGATGGATGACTCCGCCCGTCTCGTGGAAAAGATGGACATCCTGAACAACTTCACCGCGAACTACGGCACCACGGCGGAGGGGTTGGTCGGGCAGATCCAAGGCATGTCGCGTGGTTTGATCGGAGTG